AGGACTGAATTTGGATTAACTCCAAGCTCAAGAGCTAGAGTTAACTCACAAGAAAAGATTGAAATAAATGACATAGAAAATTTAATAGATTAAAAATGGCTAAAAGAATTGAACACATATTTAGAGAAAAAAAGAAAATAAAGCGTAAAGGAATACACGCTAAAAGCAAGAGCAGTAAATTAAAAAACTCTAAACTATATAAAAAGAAATATAATGGGCAAGGGAGATAAATATTATTTTGATGAAGATTCAGCAAACAAAGTAATTACCTTTATTGAAAAAGGTTTAGTTCATACTAAAGGAGAACTAGCTAACAAGCCTTTTATTTTAGAAGATTGGCAAAAGCAAATAATCTCAAAGCTATTTGGATGGAAGGTTAAAAAAACAGGATTAAGAAAATATAGGACTTTATATTTAGAAGTTCCTAGAAAAAATGGAAAGTCAACTTTAATAGCTGGATTAAGTTTATATTTATTATTTGCTGATGGTGAAGCTGGAGCTGAAATATATGCAGCAGCTAGCGAAAGGAAGCAAGCAGGGATCATTCATCAACAAGCAAAAGAAATGATTGAAGCAAGCCCTATACTAAGAAAGCACGCTAAAATATTTAGAGATTCAGTAACTTTTAAAAATTCTTTTTATAGGGTTATTAGTGCTGATGCTGGGAGTAAACACGGATTCAACGCTAGCGGTGTATTAATAGACGAATTACACGCCCAAAAAACAAGAGAGCTTTTTGATGTATTAACAACCTCAACAGGAGCAAGAAGGCAACCAATGACTATTTTAGTAACAACGGCTGGCTTTGATAAAAATTCTATTTGCGGACAAATGCACGATTATTCTAAAAGGTTATTAGCAAATAAGATAAAAGATGAAACTTTTTTTCCTGTTGTTTATTCAGCAAACAAAGAAGATGATTGGAAGAAAGAAAGCACTTGGGAGAAAGCTAACCCTAATTTAGATATATCAGTAAAAAGAGATTACTTAAAAGAGATGGTTAACAGGGCAAAGAACAGTCCTAGCTTTACCAATTCTTTTAAAAGATTGCATTTAAATTTATGGACTGCTTCAGAATCGTATTGGATAAAACAAGAGGTTTGGGATTCTTGCAATCAATTCCCTATTGATATTAAAAAACTAAAAGGGCGTAAATGTTGGGCTGGACTAGATTTATCTTCAAGCATTGATATTAGTTCTTTAGTTTTAATATTCCCTTTTGAAGATGGTGAACGATTTGAAATAGTTCCTTATTTTTGGATTCCTAAAGATAACGCTTTAGAGAGAAGCCGAAAGGATGGAGTTGACTATGATTTGTGGATTAGAGAAGGTTTAATAACTGCAACTGAGGGAAATGTAATTGATTATAAATTTATAAGAAAACAAGTTCAAGAAATATTAACTCAGTATCAATTAGTTAATTTAGCTTATGACCGCTGGGGGGCGACTCAATTAATAATTGACATAGCCGAAGATGGATGTAACGTTGTGCCTTTTGGTCAAGGTTTCGCTAGTATGTCAAATCCAAGTAAATCTTTTGAAACATTATTGCTAGGAAAAAAGATCAATCACGGAGGAAACAAAGTTTTAGATTGGATGATTGGCAATGTGCAAACAACCGAAGATCCTGCGGGTAATATAAAACCTGATAAAAAGAAAAGTGGCAAAGGAAATAAGATTGATGGCATAGTTGCAACAATAATGGCTTTAGGCATTTACTTAGATGATACCTTTGAAGGCAATAACTCCGATTCTATATATAATGAAAGAGATATAATTATTTTGTAAAAAAGTTTGGTGGTTTAAAAAAAGGTTGTATATTTGCTTTATTATTAACCAACTAAACCAACTAAAATGAAACTAAAAATTAATTTAGGAGAAAAAACAATAGAAAGAGATATTGTTAAAAAAGAGGAAAGCATATATGGAATATGCTATACTTTGCAATGTGGATGGTTTGTTGATTATGATAAACACTTTAATAGATGGGAAATCACAACATTAAAAAAAGGAGAATATATTGGAAGATTTCAAGAAAATGATATTAAGCAAATAGGTTAAATAACAAGGTTTGCTAACACCTTTCTCAAAGTTAGCATTTAGTTGGTTGGAGCTCCTGTGGTGGGAGCTCCTGTCATTTATAGCCTAAAATCTATTGACAATACAAACAAACCTTCTTATATTGTGGGGGTAAAATTATATTCCTTTGGCTTTACTAGATAACATTAAAAGATTTATTCCCTTTATAAACTCTAATAAAAGAGCAACCTATAACCCAAGTTTAGGATATGTTCCAAACGTATTTGGAACTTATACAGGAAAAGACGTTTCAGTTGATACAGGCTTAACATTGTCAGCCGTTTATGGTTGTGTAAAAGTTTTAGCTGAATCTATTGCAATGCTTCCTGTTAATATTTATGAAAGGATGGCGGATGGGGATAGGCTTCTAGCTGATAGCCATAAGCTTTACAACTTGGTACATAGTCAGCCTAGTAAACTTTATACGAGTTATACATTCTTTGAGAATATAATAAAAACAATGTCTTTACAAGGCAACGCTTACGCTTTAATAGTAAGAGATAGAAACGCTAATATAAATTCTTTTAGGCTCTTAGATTCAACCAAAGTAAAACTTATCAAAGAAAATGATTCTATATTTTATAAGGTTCAAGGATATAATGATATTATTCCTTCAGAAGATATTTTGCACTTTAAAAATATGACTGACCAGACAGGTTGTTTAGGTTTATCTCCTATTGAATACGCCGCCGAAAGCGTGGGTTGGGGTTTATCTTTACAAACCTATGGAAGCACTTATTTCGGAAACTCTGGCTTTCCTAGTGGCGTACTGCAAACAGATAAAAGTTTAACAACCGAAGCAATACAAAGATTAAGAAACTCATGGAATAACACTTATTCTGGAGTCGATAATTCTAACAAAGTTGCGGTTTTAGAAGAAGGAGTAAAATTTAATCCTGTTAGTATAAGCAATGAAGCAGCTCAATTTTTAGCATCAAGACAATGGAGCGTTAGTGAGATTTGTCGTTGGTTTAGAGTTCCACCTCATTTAGTTGCTGACTTATCAAAATCAAGTTTTAATAATATAGAAATGCAATCTTTGGAGTTTGTTCAATATTCTTTACAACCAATAGTTAAAAGAATTGAACAAGAAATGAATAGCAAAATATTTAAAACAAATGAAAAGAATCGTTTTTATTTAGAATTTAATCTAAATGGATTATTAAGAGGGGATATAAAAACAAGAGCTGATTATTATACTAAAGGGATTACTTACGGATTTTTAAGTATAAATGAAGTTAGAAAGCGTGAGAATTTAAACTCAATACCTAACGGAGATGAGCATTTAATCCCTTTAAATTTAGCGAGTTTAGATAGCGAAGATAATGCCGTATAAGAACGAACACGCTGCAAGGATTGAAATGCCTTCTAAATATAAAGAAGGGAGCTTTAGAAGGATAAATATAACTGAGGGGGTTAGTGCGATTATAGGAGTTAAGAAAGGAGAAACCAAAACATCTCAGCAAAGTTTGAGATTTGATAAAAAAAAATTTAGCGTTAAACAGGCTAAAGATTGGTTAAAAGAAAAAGGTATAGAATACTTACTATTTGAAGAAGCGATTGAAGAAGAAGCTAGGATAAGTAAAAGGCAAATAGATTTAACCCCAACTAAAGCAATGATTGAAAACGCTAAACAAGGTTTAGAGTTAAGAAAGGAATTTAAAAGAGGAGGTACTAGCGTAGGAGTTGGAACGGCAAACGCCATAATAAATAAAAAGATTACACTTGATAGAGTGAAAAGAATTTTCTCTTATCATTCAAGGCATCAAGTTGACAAAGAAGGAGAAGGGTACAATAAAGGCGAAGAAGGTTATCCTTCGGCTGGTTTCATAGCCATTCAACTTTGGGGAGGGGATGAAGGTTTTAAATGGAGTGAACGTAAAATAAATGAAATTAAAAAAGAAGAAAAAATGCAAGTAAATAAAAGACACATAAAAGAAGTTATTGAAGATGACGATAACATTACTATAATTTACGGAAAATCTGAAGAATGGGAAGGAATGAAAAAGGAAGTAATGGGAGAAGAAGAGCAAGAAATAAAGCAAGAATGTCAAGAGGGCTTTTATTATGATGAAGAAAAAAAACAATGTGTTAAAATAGAAACTTATAACAATAAAGAAAAAGATTTTGAAAGAAGGATTTTTAACATAAAAGCAGAAACTAGAGCAGATGAAAAAGCTGGTAAAAAATATATTGAAGGGCACGCAGCCCTTTTCAATGAAGAAACTTGGATTGGTGATTTTCGTGAATATATTAAGCCTGATGCTTTTAGGGATGTGCTTTCTAATGATGTTAGGGTATTATTTAATCATGACCCTAACCAAATTCTTGCGAGAACTAAAAACAATACTGCTCAAATAAAGCAAGATTCAAAAGGCTTGCACTATCGCTTTGAAGTACCTAACACAACGCTTGGGAATGATTTATATGAATTAGTAAATTCTGGAATAATTAATCAGTCCTCTTTTGGTTTTATAATTGAGGATGAGAAATGGAATAGGGATGAAAAAGGAGCAGTTAGAGAAATTACTAAAGTTGGAAGGCTTTTTGATGTTAGCCCTGTATCTTTTCCAGCTTATGAGCAAACAAATGATTTAGCAGTTGCTAAAAGAAAATATAACTTCTTTAAGGAAAAAGAAAATTTCAAGAAAGAAGAAAAAGATTTAGTGCAAAGAAGTTTACTTGCATTAAAACTCAATTTAATAAAATTGAATAAGAATAATTAATAATAAATAATTTAAAATTTTTTTAACATGAAATCAAGTAAAGAATTGAAAGAACTTCGTGGAGATAAAGTTGCTGAATTAGAAGCTATAAAAGATATAGCTGAAGCAAGAAACTCAGACCTTAACGAAGCAGAAAATCAAGAAGTTGACAATCTTATAAAAGGGATTGAGGCTTTAGACGGTAAAATAGAAAGAGCTAACAAAATAGAGGACAACCTTAAAAGAGCAGCGGTTAATTCTGGAACTCCTTTAAGTACTAAAAGCCCTAAAGAATATAAGCAATATTCTTTCTTTAAAGCTATAAAAGGACACATGAACGGAAACCTAGAAGGGTTAGAAAGAGAAATGCACCAAGAAGCGACTAGAGAGAATACAGTTTTAGGTCTTGGAATTCCAAACGCTATCTTAACACAGAGAGCGGACACAGGCCCTCAAACAACATCTAACGCTTCTGAAATGATTGCGACTGATGTTGGCGAGTTTTTACAAACTCTTCAATCTAAAATGGTGCTAGGAGATTTAGCAACGTTTTATAGTGGTTTAACAAATGACGTTCAGCTTCCTGTATTATCTGGAACGACTGCATATTTTCAAACAGAAACTTCAACTCCTGGCGATGATGCACAGACTGACGTTGGTGGAGGTACATTACAACCAAAGCGATTAACTTCTAACATGGCAATCTCTAAAGCGTTATTACACCAAAACGCTTCAGTTGAAAGAGCTATTTTAGACGATATGCTTAACGCTATTGCTTCAAAAATTGAATATGCGGCTCTTAATGGAAGTGGCTCTTCGGGTCAACCTAATGGAGTGGCTAACGTATCGGGAATTAATGTTGTAACAGGAACTGCAACAGTTTCTGATTATGCTAGTAAAATTGTTGAAATGGAGTCTTTAGTGGCTAATTCTAACGCTGGTGGCCGTATGGCTTATATCACAACTCCTAAAGTTAGAGGTAAATTAAAGCAAGTTTTAGCAGTTGCTCAAGGAACGGCTGGCTCTGGTTATGCTTCTGGATTGCCTATTTTCGCAAATAACGAAATGAACGGATATCAAGCATTTGCAACAACTAACTGCTTAGATACATTTAACACTAATACAAGAGGTCAAGTTCTTTTTGGTGCTTTTTCAGATTTAGTTATTGCTAGTTTTGGAACGGCTCAAGATATAACAATTGACCCATTTACTTTGGCTAACGCTGGTCAAATTAAAATAGTTGTTAATGGTTATTATGATTGTTTAGTACGAAGAGATAGCTCTTTTGCTAAGTGTGAAGGATTAGCATTTTAATTAATAATTTTAGTTATAAGGGAGGGGGTTTTCCCTCTCCCTTTTTTTACTATGTGGACAGAAGACAAAACCTTTATAAATTGTTATCAGTATGTATTTAAACGAAGCCTTTAAAAGTTTTAAAGTTGTTACACCAGCATCTTCTAACGTTATTCCCTTAAGTACGGCTAAAGCCCATTTAAGAGTAACAACGTCTGATGAAGATACTTTAATAACTAGCCTTATATTAGCGGCAACTAAAATGGCTGAAAATTATACTAATAGCTATTTTATTAATACAACAGTAAGAATGAATTTTGACACTTTTCCTTCTTCAATGTTGAGGTTATATGGAGGGGTAATTAGTTCTTTGACAAACATTAAATATTATGACGCTTCAAACACTTTGCAAACTTTAGCAGCTAGTAAATACTCAGTTAACTTAGACGCTAAGCCTTGCGTGGCTTATTATGGTAATTTAGCAGAAGTTCCTAGCGTTTATGACAGGACTGATGCAGTACAGGTTAATTATGTTGCTGGTTATGGTGCTTCAGCAGATGACGTTCCAACTCCTATAAAACAAGCTATTTTAATGATAATAGCAACGCTTTACGAAGGAAGACAAGATTTTATAACAGGAACAATAGTGAGTGAAATACCTAAAACAAGTGAATATTTATTAGAGCCTTATAGAATTATTTACTAATGAATATAGGTAAACTAGATAGATATATAACTTTGCAAAGCGTATCGACTAGCGTGGATTCTTATGGCCAACCTGTTGAATCATTTTCAACTTTGGCTAATGTGTGGGCTAAGATTGAATATAAAAGCGAGGTTGAAAAGTTTGAAAATGAGCAATTAAGAGCAGTTTCAAACATTAATTTTATTATAAGATATAGAACAGACATAACTGAACAAATGCGAATAAGTTATAATTCTGAAACTTATCAAATAACAGGGATAGCTGAAATAGGGAGAGGAGAAGGTTTAAAGTTACAAACTAAACTTTATGAGTGATAAGATTAATTTTAATATACTAGGAGATAAGGAGCTTTTAAATATGTTTAAGGCTTTAGGAGATGATAAAACAAAAATGAGAGAATTAACTATTTTTGCAAGAAAGTCAATGAAGCAAATAACTGAAACTCAAAAGCAAAACGTTTTAGGCTTACCTAATAGAACAGGCAAAGATTTTATTATGTATAGAGACGGCAAAAAGTATAAAACTGATAAAGAGCAGTTAGCTGATTCAATAGGAGTATTTGCTAAAAAAAATAAAGATAAATTAGTAACAGGTTTTTATTCTGGACCAAGATTAAAAGGGGCTTATAGAAGAATGAATAAAAGTGGGTTTTTTGGTTTATGGATTGAATATGGAACTAAATATAAAATGACAGGAAGAGGTAAAATAAACTTACAACCTAGACCCTTTACAAATACAAGTAACGTTGCTCTTGCAACTGTAAAGGCTGGAAGTGATATTGTTTCTAGTGAATCAAAATCAATTCAGTCAACTATAAGAAGATTTAAAAAGAAATACTAATGAGCAAAGTTGGTAAAGCAATATATAACATACTCTCTAATAACTCTGGAGTTACTTCTATTACAAATAGAATAAGCCCTTTGTTAATAGGGCAAACTTTGAATTTACCAGCCGTTGTTTATTCTCAAACTGATACAGACCCTAACGATACTAAAAATGGAGTTAGTTTATTGGATGAGGTACAGGTTGAAGTTGATGCTATTGCTGAAACTTATGAAGGAGCTGAAGATTTAGCTTCTGCAATAAGAACGGCTTTAGATAGATATACAGGCGTAGCTAATGGCGTTAAAGTGCAAAGCGTTCAGTTTAACAACGAATCCGACACTTTAGAGAAAGTTCAGAATGGACTTTACACCATTACACAAGATTACACTTTTAGAATAGAATTAAATTAATATAATATGAAAAAAGTTAAATTAGCGAAGGATTATAACATAAAGCATGATATTATTATCTGTGCTGGAAGTGAGATAATCATTAGCGAAAACAGAGCAAAGCAATTAAAAGAATTGCTTGAAGGTAAAATTAATAATAAAAAAAATAAATAATTATGGCGGTCAATACAACACCTATAAATGGAAGTGATGTCTTTTTGCAAATAAGCGAAGATTCTGGTTCTTCTTATGATACAGTAATGTTTTTAACAAGTGCAAATCTTTCAGCTTCGATGGATGTGAGAGACATTTCTAACAAATCTAGTGCAGGATGGCGTGAGATTTTAGAAGCTCAAAAATCTTGGTCTTTGAGTGGAGATGGATTTGTAACTTATTCAACAGTAACGGATTCAGACAATACAGGAACTTTAGTTGATTTTCTTTCTAATAGAACTAAAATCTTTGTTAAGTTTACTATTGGAAGCTATAACGCTTCAACAGGAGGCTTTACTGCTAACTCTGGAGATTCTGAATACTATGGGGAGGCTTATGTTACTTCAATAGAGCAAAGCTCTGGAGTTGAAGATAATTTAGGCTTTAGCGTTTCTTTTGAAGGTACAGGAGTTTTAACAAAAGCAACTATATCTTAATACATGGCTAAATTTGAAAAAGTAAAAATTGCAGGGCAAGAGCTAAATATAAGATTTGGCTTTAACGCCCTTGCAGTTTTTGAAAAAGAAAGCGGTGAGTCTATAAGCGGTTTAGGAAACTATGGCGAAAATATACCGATTAACGTGGCTATTTGTTTAGTTTATGCTGGTTTAAAAGATGGAGCTAGGGTTTCAAAATCTGAATTTAAGTTAACTAAAGAAGATATTGCAGACTTATTAGACGAAGATAACAACGCCTTAAATAGAGTTATGAAGGTTTTTGCTGATATGATGGGAAACAAAAAAAAAGTGATAAAACAGTAAAGCCAGAGCCTTTAGATTGGGACAGGTTAGAAGAGTTAGCTTTCGGTTATTTGAATTTAACCTTTAAACAGTTTTGGGATTCAACGCCTAGAGAATTTAATAATCGTTTAGCTGGTTTCTTTGAGTTACAACAATTTAATCAGCGTATGGATTGGGAAAGGTGCAGATGGCAAACCTGTTATTTATTGCAACCGCATACAGGAAAAGGAAAGAAAATAAAGCCAACGGATTTAATTAAATTTGATTGGGATAAAAAAGATAAAAATATTAAAAAACTTACTGCTCAAGAATTGAAGCAAATGATGTTAAAAAATAAATTATAATGGCTAGACAAAATCAAACTTCATTACTTGTAATGGTTAACGCCAGCATTAAGGACTTTAGTTCTAAAATGCAAAACGTTTCAAGAACGTTAACAAAAACATCAAAACAAATGAAGAGTCTTGGCTCTTCAATGTCAATGAGTATAACCGCCCCTTTAGGATTATTTAGTGCGGCGGCTATAAAATCAGCTTCAGATTTTGACGAAGCAAACTCAAAATTTAATACTATCTTTAGAGATATTTCTAAAAGTGCTAACGAAACGGCTCAAGATTTAGCCAACTCTTTCGGTTTGTCTTCTGGTGAAGCCTTAGAACTTTTAGGAAATACAGGAGATTTATTAACAGGTTTTGGATTTACTCAAGAAGAAGCTTTAGGATTATCTGAGCAAGTAAATAAATTAGCCGTTGATTTAGCTTCATTTACCAACTTTAGCGGAGGTGCGTCAGGCTCAAGCGAGGCACTAACTAAGGCTTTATTAGGCGAAAGAGAAGCTATAAAATCTTTAGGAATAGCAATTACTGAAGCGGATTTAAAGAAGTTTGCAGAAGAGCAAGGATTAGTATTTAAAGAATTAGATAGAGTTGCTAAGGCTCAATTAACTTTTGATTTAGCTTTAAGACAGTCGCAAAATGCAGTCGGAGATTTTGAAAGGACTCAAGGAAGTTTTGCTAACCAGACTAGAATATTAAAAGCTGATATAAGTGACTTAGCGGTTTCTTTTGGTCAGATGCTATTGCCAATAGCTATGAAAATAGTTCAAATAGCTAAAGATTTAGTTAACGGATTTTTAGGTTTATCAAAAGAAACTAAACAAACTATTGTAATAATTGGAGGTTTGGTTGCTTCTATTGGCCCTTTAGTTTATATTGGAGGCGTTTTAATTGGCGTTTTATCTTCACTTCTCAGTCCTATTGGATTGGTTGCTTTAGCAATAGCTGGAATAGGCGTTGTTGCAACTCATGTAATTAATAATTGGGAAGCATTAAAAGAACGTTTTTCAGACCTTGGATGGTGGAAAAATATGCTAATATCAATGGTTGCTTTTTTTAATGAGTTTGCCAACCCTTTTTCTTTAATAATTAAGGCTTATAATAAAATGGTTTCTATCGTTGGGGGTGAGGGCATAACCAACCCCTTTGAAACGGCGGCGGACAAATTAAAAGATTTAAAAGTTGAGACAAAAGACTATGAAAACGAAGTAACTTCTTTAGGAGATAGCTTAGTTAACTTAAAAAATCAATTTGCTGGAGCTTTCGGTGGTGGGTTAGGCTCTCCTAGTGGTATTGGAGGGGGAGGAACAACAACAGGCGGAGAAGCTCAGCAACCAATGAATCTTCAAACAACACCTTTAGCAGAACAAGGAGGCACATTATTACCGCCTCCAGAAACATTAACCGCAACGACAGAACAGTTAGCAATGCAAGAAGATGCGGTCAACTCATTACAAGGCAGTTATACAGAGTTGCAACAAACTATGGTTGACGCTGGAAAAAATATAGGTTTATCATTATCTAAAGGAGCAGAAAGTTTTAAGGAATTTGGAGAAGCGGCTAAAAGCTCTGGGCGTGAGTTTATGGATGTTGTATGGGCTAAAATTTCAGCTATGGCAATAGAGAAAGCATTAGCTTCAGTACCTCCAACTCCTTTTAATTTAGTTTTAATTCCTGCGGCTATTGGTATGGCTTTAGGATTAGTTAAAACTGCCTTTAATCAAATTACGCCTTTTGCTGAAGGTGGTATCGTTACAGGGCCAACAATGGGCTTAGTTGGTGAAGCTGGCCCAGAGGTTATATTTCCTTTAAGTAAGCTAAAGAGTTTTATAGGCGGAGAAATGGGTGGTAAAGTTCAAGTGCAAGGAATTTTAACAGGTCAAGATATATTTTTGAGTAATGCAAGAACTGATATAAGTTTAAATAGAATAGCTGGATAATGGGGGCGGTAAGATATAGAAGCACTTTTTTTTCAACTGAAGGCACTTCATACCAGATAGATATTTATGACGCTGATTCTAGCGTTAGC